GCCGATGCCGATGCCGCCCGTGCCGCCTATGCCGCCGCCCGTGCCGCCGCCGATGCCGCCTATGCCGCCAGACTTCGCCAGCGCGACACATTCCTTGCATTAGTCAAAGCCGCTTAGGAGATACGCAATGAACGCCCTGAACAAAATCGAAACGCAGACAATGCCCATCACGGCAGTACCCGTCTGGGCAGATGAATATCTCACTGAATCCACCACCGTGGACATCACTGACAACTGGCGTGAAGAAACTGGAGACGACGGTTCACTGGCTACAGCCTACTTCGAAGCCAATGCCGATACATGCGGCGATCTGCACTACACTATGACAGGTATTTCCGTTGATGATGGTCATGGCGTGGTGTTCTACAACGCTGAACGCGCCACGCACTTCCTGACGTTGGACGCCGTTATCCGCATTGAGCGCGTCCACACGGAGGCGCAGCTATGATGCCCCCCTGCTTCTACGTCATTCTCGTCAAGCATCTTGGCGCAACAAGGTATTACGGCAAGCCAGAGGCGCAGGAGTCCGATGCGCAGTTCGATTTTCGCTATGCCAAACGCAAGCACGATCAAGTGCAGGTGTTATTCCTAGAGCCATCCGCAGGCGTTTGCGTTGATGTGACTGACGACTTTGTGCGTGATTTCAATGCCGACCCTGCCAACGCGGAATACTTGCGGGATCAAGCAGAGTGGGCAGCGTCATGAGTGAAGTATTGAAGCCGTGTCCGTTTTGTGGGGAAGCGCTAACGGTCAGAAAATCTGGACTCGCCGTTCATCAAGATCAATCTCAAGGTGATTGCTTTCTGAAAGCAGTAGGCGTTCCCGTTGAACACCCCGCGTCAGTCACCGCATGGAACACCCGCGCAGCCCCCAAGGTGAAGCCGCTGGTGTGGCTTAAGGCCGATGATCGTAAGATAGAACTCGGTAGATGCCATGGATATGATGAGTGGATGGCATACCTCGGACATGAGGACAATCTGCACTGGTATCGCATTTACCCCGTTTCAGATGGCAAATGGCGATGGGTCGAGCAATTTCGCATGACTTACATCAAAGGCAACAATGACCCTTATAATGAGCCGTGCAGTGCAAACGAGGCCAAAGCCGAAGCGCAAGCCTACTATGAAGCGCAATGGCTCAGCGCCCTCGACACAGGGGAAGCGTCATGAACCCTATGACCCGCCTTTCCCGCCTTATCGACACCCTGGCACGCGCAACCACTGCGCCAACCGATGCCGCGTCTAACCGCTCGGCTAGTGACGCGGGGTGTAATTCTTCCTCCCTGCATCCCGCGTCACATCCACAACACGGCGCAAGCTGGTCCGCAGCATGGCAGGCCGCAGAGATAGAGAAAGCCCAATGATGCGTAGCCCATTCGAACGCCTGAACGCAGAACAGATGCGCCGCGACGAACCAACGCCCATTCCGAACCCTTGGTTCTGGGCAGTTGTTGCTTGGGTTGCATTTCTTAGCCTTGTCCTAGCCCACGCGGCTTACGGGGCAATGTCTGAGGCTATCTATCAATCAATCCATACACCGAAAGGATGGTGACATGAACGCGCTTGAATTTTGGCTGGAATATTGCCGCAAGTCATTGCCCGAAGCAGAGGCGCAACTTCCCAAAGAGCCATTCGCCGGATCGCGTGAAGTTCTGCGTGAACGCATCGCCAACTACCGCAAGTGGATCGCGGTGGCCGAACAACAGCTTGGTTACAAGGAAGCCGCATAATGAATGATCTATCACCAATTGGACACAACAACCCGCCTGACCCCATAGACCAGTGGCAGTCTGAGCATGACGAAACGCTGTCAGAGGCCGCGAATTGGCTTGATGGCGACCCCATCGAAACCGAAGACCAGATGAAAGCCGTAGACGCACTTATCAAGGCGATGCGGACGGTCGGCACATCACTTGGGGCATACAAGAAAGAAGCCACGGCCCCGCTGCACGATATCTGGAAGACAGAGGCCGCACGGTGGAAGCCGACCGAAGAAGACGTTGACCGGATCAAGAAGGGCTTGGTCGCGCTGGTTGCTCCTGTCAAGGCCAAGATTGCCGAGGAAAAGGAAGCCGCCAAACGCGCTGCCTATGAAGCCGCACAAAAGGCTGAACAAGAAGCCGCTGCACTGGCCCGCACCACCCAAGAAACAGACCTTGATGCACATCGTGAAGCCGCCGCCGCTCAACAGGCCGTGATCGACGCAAAGAAGGCCGCACAGGCCGCGTCCAGGGATACCGTCAAGGGCGTGCGCACAGTCCAGAAACACGAAGTCACAGACCTACGTGCCTTGGTCAACTGGATCGCGACCAACGACAAGGGCGCAATGGGCGCATTTGCAGAAGCCTATGCACAAAGGAACCACAAGGATACCGCAATGGATGGTGTGCGTTCATGGTCGGAAAAGGAGGCTTACTGATGGACTGGGATGCAATAATGCCGGAACTGGACAAGAAGCTTGAACCGCAGAACATCAAAAAACCAGATGGCAAGTTTGGCCCCAAAGGTGATTACATCGAAGGTTGGCATGCAATAGCCGAGGCCAACGAAATCTTCGGATATGGCGGCTGGTCACACCAGATTGATTTGCGCGAAAACAGCTTGGTTTGCGGCAAGGATAGCAAGGGCAATCCCCAGTGGCAGGCTGCCTATACGTGCATAAGCACGGTGACTGTAGGTGATGTGGTTCGCCAAGATGTGGGTTTCGGGTCTGGTTTTGCAAAGACAGTTGGTGACGCCATCGAAGGTGCAACCAAGGAAGCAGCAACCGACGGGTTGAAACGTGCGCTGCGTACATTCGGGAACCGCTTCGGCTTGGCCTTGTATGACAAGACCCGCGAAAATGTAGGCTCAAACTTGCCACCATTCGATGCAAGCGCAGCCACGGCGCGGATTAAAGCCGCCATTGAAAAGGCGCAGACGACGGAAGACTTGGCAGCCATCAAGTCGGGTGAAAGTGAAACCTTAAACCTAGTTTCGGACGCGCAGTTTGACGAAATAAAATCTGCGTTTCTAGCGCAACAAACGAACCTAACACAGAAAGCAGCATAATGGCCGGATCAGTCAACAAAGTAATTCTTATCGGCAACCTTGGGGCAGATCCCGAAGTCCGCACGTTCCAGAACGGTGGAAAGGTGTGCAACCTGCGCATCGCCACTTCTGAGACATGGAAAGACAAGAACACGGGCGAACGCAAGGAAAAGACCGAATGGCACATGGTCGCTATTTTCCAAGAGGGCCTTGTGCGCGTTGCTGAACAATATCTGCGCAAGGGGTCCAAGGTCTACATCGAAGGCAAGCTGCAAACCCGCAAGTGGCAGGACCAAAGCGGAGCGGATCGCTATTCCACCGAGGTTGCGCTTCAGGGGTTCGATGGAACGCTGGTCATGTTGGATGGGCGCAATGATAGCCCAGGCGGTCAATCCTCTGGTGGCTACGGTCAAGAACAATCCGGCGGGTATGGCGACCCGGCGCGTCAGGCTCCGGCGCGTGACCTTGACGACGAAATTCCATTTTAAAGACGGCGCCTAACCCCCACCCCCACAACACGCACCCCAGAGGACCAATGACATGATCAAAACACCAAAAGAATTATCCGACCTAGAGGCTCGTGCTATTGATGGCTTGCGTGCAGCACAAGAGTTGGCACACGAGACCGCAACAAATGCAGGCTGGTATCGCGACCCCCAGACGGGTGGTGAAATCAATCGTAACTTTGGGGAAGTCGTTTCCCTGATGCATTCCGAACTTTCAGAAGCACTTGAAGCTGACCGCAAGGGATTGAAGGACGACAAGCTACCGGATCGCGATGGGCGAGAAGTCGAGTTTGCAGATTGCATCATTCGCATATTGGACACGGCAGCGGCTCTTGGAATGGACATAGCAGGCGCTCTTGTTGAGAAGAACCGTTTCAACAAAATGCGCGCGGATCACAAGCCGGAAAACCGCGCCGCTGGCGGCAAGAAATACTAACTGAGAATCCCCGACCATGCCCATGCGCACAGCCATAACACCGCAGGACGCCGGACGCATAGCCGAGTACATCGAAGGCTTGCCCCTGCCGTTTACCATCACTGTGAGTGAGGGCGAAATACGGACCGTTCCGCAAAACTCTTTATTTCATCAATGGATGCAAGAGCTTGCCGACCAGCATGGTGATTTGGACGAGCACGACATGAAGGGCATCTGCCATCGTGAATTTGGCTTGCCGATTAGACTGCAAGACGAGGTTTTCGGTTGGGTCTGGGAAAAGACGGGCGCAAACCTGTCCTATGAAAAGCAATGCAAGCTTTTGGCGTCAGGTGCGCTTGGACTTTCCAGCGGCATGACCACGCCACAGATGAAGGCATACATGGATACGATACAACGGAAGTACACGGAAAAGGGTTTCCGCCTGACTGATCCTGAGTTGCGGAAATATGAGGGCGCATCATGAGCCGTGTAGCCACCAAAGGCCCCATGGGTCTAAAGCCCGACAGGCAGGCCAAGTCGCCACGCAAATACATGCGGACAACCGCCAAGGGCAAAAAGTCCAGCAGCGACTGCCCTATTATGAGGTCGGCAAATGGCCAGCCCTGCCTTGCAGATTGGTGTGGGTGCAACGGTTCTACAGAAACAACGTGCCTGCGCCATGTCCGCAAATTTGCAATCGCCGGGGCAGCAGAGAAGCCGCCAAACTTCATGGGCTTCTATGGCTGCGATGTTGCCGAACGGACGTTTGAAAACAGCAAGGATCAGCACTGGACGTGGCGGGGCATCTGCCAAGCCATGATGCTGACGCAAGCAATTCTATATCGCAAGGGGCTGATCCAGATTGGCCAGACAGGAGACGACACATGACCGACAACTACGACAAGGTATCCGACGCAATTAGCGACGATCAACTGGCTCACTCTGAGCAAGAAACGGAATTGCAGGAATTACGCGACCGGATTGCGCACCTTGAGACACCGCAGGGGGCGGCGGAAAGAGTAATATCGCACCTTCATGGCAGCCCAGCTTACACGGGTGTGATCCAAGGAATAGCTGAACGCGAAGGCATTCTGTACGCCCTCCGCACCATAGCAGGGGAGACAGGGGAATGAGCGAGATCAAAGCACTATCCGACGCAGCAACGCAGGGGGCCTTCCACTTGAACCAGCCGGATGGAGTATCCATCTACATGCGTCACGACGATGGCGTGAGGGGCAGACACATTGCAGACACTAGCCGCATATCAAGCCAAGCGCCCAAGCACGTCATCGACCAAGATAAAGCAAACGCCAAGCTGATCTGCGCCCTTGTCAACAAATACCGCGACGGCACCCTTGTGGACGCCAAGCAAGCCCGCAGGGACGCGCTGCAAGAGGCGGCCCAGGTTGCACGGGATCAGGAGGACGCAATTGTTCAGTGGGTACTTAAGGGCCATGGAAACCCTGTCGCATCGGAGCAATGTGTTCAGATCGCATCGAACATCACCGCTCTAATGGAGGCAGACACATGACAGACGCACCGAAACATCTTTGGGCTGTGATAGAGCCTGATGATATATCAGCACAAATATTGGGCGAGGTTTACGCCCAACAAACTCCAGAAGGAATGGTTGGCGTTCCCGTCAAATACACCCGCGCTGACCTACCCCCTGATGTGAAGCCGCTGGAGTGGGAACTCACCCACACCAAGGGCGGGATGCACACGTATGTTGCACCAAGCCCATACGGCCACACTTACTTCAAGAAGGGCTGGGCCTTTGAGGTGCGCGAAACGGAGGCCAATTTCTGGGAGGTCCAAACCGATGATGGGGTGAAGCGGTACGACGGTGACTGGGAATCCGCCAAGGCATGGGTTCAGGGCATCCATAACGCCGCAGCCCTGTCCCTCCTTGTAGGGGGTGAGTGATATGGCCCTGTGGATACACAATATAACGCCGGAAGGCATACCAGATAACCAGCCGCACACTTATGCTGTGAAGATCAACCAGCGCACACTGGTCAGATTTCAGCACGTCAGAGACGCAGGGGCCGCTGAGTGCTTTAGGGCCGCAGCCGACGCGCTCGATCGCTATGGCATCAGCATACCGCACGACATACAGGCAGAGGAAGGCAAGCCATGACACAGACAGCCCCCGTTTTCACGCGCATGTTTGAGGTTCAGAGCCGATACGGAATCGCACAGGACACAGTGCGCCGGTGGGCTAAAGCTGGACGCCTTTCGATCCACAAAGAGGGCCGCATGTCGTTTGTCCGCCATGATGATATCGTTGCGATAATTGATGCGCCCTGTGGGGCTAGCAGTGGGGCCATGCAGAAGAATGGCTGATTTTACCAATGATATCAATGATATTTGGTGCGGGTGGGGGAAACCAATCTGACACCGCTGGGGCTTGCATAAAGCCGAAAACCGTCCCTATTGTTTCAAGCACTTATTTGAATCGACCACGCACGGGGCCGCTCATGGCCGCATGACAACGCGGGGTCTATTGTGGGGCTGACAGTGGGGCTGGGATGAAGCTAACCAACATAAAGGTGAAAAACGCGAGTCCGGGGCGACACCAAGACGGCGCGGGGTTGATGCTGCAAAAGACTGAAACAACTGGCAAGTGGATCTACCGTTACACATTCGCAGGAAAGCGCCGAGATATGGGTCTAGGATCTTGGCCCGCCGTCTCATTAGCAGAAGCCCGAAAGGAACGTGATAAGTGGGCGCAAGTTGCCCGTGGGGGGAGTGACCCCATAGAGGCGCGGCGAGCGGCCGCAGCAGACGCCAAGGCCGCAATGGATAGAAAAGACCCTACCTTTGCTGAGATGACACAGATTGCCTTCGATGCAAAGCGGGCTGGACTGCGCGGGGATGGCAAGCGGGGGCGGTGGTTATCACCTTTGACGCTGCACATGGTCCCAAAGCTGGGCGCAAAGAGAATGTCGGAAATACACCAGACCGATATCAAGGACGCACTTGCACCCATTTGGCGCAAAATGCCACCTACCGCAGAAAAGACCATCGAGCGCACAAGGGTTGTATTCGAAACAGCAAGGCTGTCAGGTATCGACTGCGATCCGTTTACAGTGGATGCCGCCCGGCACATGCTGGGGGTGGTAAAACATGTCCCCAAGCACCATGCGTCCCTGCCCTGGCAAGATGCCCCCGCCCTGTTTCACGATCTTGGGTCGCACCCGTCACATATGTGCATCAAGTGGCTTATGATGACTGTAGTGCGGTCACATGCCGGTAGGGGTGCACGTTATAGCGAGATAGAGGGCAACACATGGACGGTGCCGCCAGAGCGCGTCAAGGGCAACGAAGGCGATGTGCAGCCATTCCGTGTGCCGTTGCCCCAAGCTGCCCTTGATTTGGTCGAGGCCCTGCCAAGGTTTGATTCAGACCTGTTGTTTCAATCACCCAAAAAAGGCTCTACGATATCCGACGTTGCGTTAACAAAGGTGCTTAGGAAAAAGGCTGGCGATGCGACCATTCACGGGATGCGCACCACATTTAGGACGTGGGCGCAAGACACAGGCCAACCATGGGATGTTGCCGAGACAGTTCTAGGCCACTCAATAGGAGGCAAAGTCGAACGCAGCTATGCGCGGTCTGATTTGCTGGACCGCAGACGGGTTGTCATGGAAAAGTGGGCGGCGCATGTAACTGGACAGGCTGCGGACGTGGTTCAGTTGCGCGGCGGGAACGTATCGTGAAGGGGTAAAACGGGGTCGGTATTGCTGATATTCACAAACTAGACACAAAGCACTTAGAGATTAATATTTCGCGATTTATGCGACACAAACATCACCCGTTTCTCCCTACCCAGGAAGGCAAGCTGACGCGCCCGCCAAATATTGAGCCAATTTCGCGCAGTCCGAGGGCGAAAGATAGACAGTAGTTGTGCCATGCTGATCATCAACGTCAACACGAATGGACCCACCGTCGATTTGCAGCTCAATGGTGCCTGCACTCAATTCAATATTCACCCGTTTCTCCCTTCATAGATAGTATCATGGTTGGGGCCTCAAAAAACAACTTCATCATCTATAATTGAATCGTCGCCTTGATCCGCAGCGGCTTGCGGGGGTACAAATTTCGGCGGCTTAGATCGAGATTTTACCCGCTTTTTTTCAGGTTTTTCGGGTATCGGCGCAGGCAATTCCAGCAAGAGCCACGTTGCCGCAACACCTATCCCGCTAGGCCCTACTTTTGATTCACCTGTTTTCTCAATTAGTCCGACTTGCTCAAGTGCTTTGAACCAAGGCCCAACGGTGTTCCTGTGTGTGCCAAGTCTATAGGCAGCGTCACGGTGACTGAGAAATATCTTGCCGTTGTTCGATCCGTTGAACTCACGCTTTAACTCAATGTAAAGGCAGCGAGGGCCGGGCTTCAAAAACCCCCAAACGTCACCGCTCAATAGGCTTTCGTCTAGTTTGACAAATTTGGTCATTAGTCTTTCTCCCCATTGTTAATCTTCATTCTCAGGTATCCCATCTATTCGAGGTGCTTAAATGTTGCTGTGAATTTCACCATTGCAAGTCGGGCAATTGACTATGACATAATTCCCGTCCCGCTGGTTGCGGGTGATGCGACCCTCGCCGCGATGAAACCTCACCACCGTTTTGCAGTTGTTACAGGTTCCCTCGTGGGTAATCTCTTCAGGCCGGGTGCCTTGCTTCAGTATCTCCATCTATTCCGCCTCCTTGGCTGTGTACGTGACTTTCAACATGTCGGTAAGTTCGAAGGCAGGGACCCACACCGATTTACCTTCTGGCCCTATGCACATCACGCCTTTGTCCGTGCGCATTCCGATCCAACCCTCCGGCATAAGCGGTGAGCCAATGATGTCGATTCCCGCAAACGCGTCGACCTTGCTGGAGTCCGAGCAGGTGGTGATCTCATTTGACTTGCGAAACCCGGCAGCGCGAGCCAGTGCGTCAATTCTTGCCATACCCCTACTCCCCTTTATGCTTGGCTGCGGCGCGGCGTGTAATGCTCTGAACAGTGCGCCCGTTTTTGAATGTGACGCCATGCTTAGAAAATGCAGCCTCTATCTTTGCGCCAGTTGCGTCGGTAGCGCGAAGTCCGTCCTCGTATTTCTTGAGCGTGATTTCAGCAATGCCGACCTCACCCGCAAAGTCGGTGCGCGTAATGCGCAAAAGGTTGCGGGCGGCGCGGCAAAGATCAGGTGTCATGTTCATAAATACAAGGTATCCCAAAGGGGATACGCATACAAGAAAAAAGTGCTTGCATGGTGCGAATATATGTGTATGCTTATTAGCATACGGATAAAATAAACAGAAAGGCCGAATGGATGCGACTTTACCTAGACTGTGACGGTGTTTTGGCTGACTTCGACACTGCGTTCGAGGAGCGCTTCGGTCATGCCCCTATGGATTATGAGAAGCGCAAGGGGTCGCAGATATTCTGGCGGGATATTAGGTCCGAAGCTCCAAACTTCTATCGCGAATTGCCCTTAATGGCTGATGCAATGGAGTTGTTCTTTGCTGTTGAGCATCTGCGCCCGGTTATTTTGACGGGCTGTCCGCGCGGGGGGTGGGCTGAAATGCAAAAGCTGGCTTGGGGCGCTGAGCACTTCGAGGGTATCCCTATGGTTGTTTGCAAGTCACGTGATAAGCGCGACTACTGCCATCAGGGTGATATTCTGATTGATGACCGTTTGCACTATGCCGATTTGTGGCGAGAGGCTGGGGGCATTTTCATACATCACCAAAACGCCAAAACATCGCTTGACGCGCTATCGCAGCTTCAACCGATTTAACCCCACCCCGCATGTCGGGACACAGAAAGGAATGAACCCATGACGTTTGAACAATTCAAGATAGCCGCAGCGAATGACTTAGCCGAAAAACTTGCTTCGATTGCTGAGGATATTCGAAAGCATCCAGAGCGGTACGAAGGCATGGATGAAGACGAGTGGTTCGACACTCTATTGGTGGTGGAGGTCTCCTAACCACCCTCTGCCTGCACCACGTCCATTCATTCAAATGCAAACGGAGGTTTGAGTAAGTCGAATGGTCGGCAACCCCACGTGTCAGTCGAGCGCCAAACTTTGGCTGACACACACATCAAGGGCGTGGTGCAGACACAGTGTGATTGAAAGGAAAGATGATGGACGACTTAATTGAAGCCTTGCAGATATTCAGCAAGTTCACAGACACGAAGTGGCCGACAAATTGTTCTCACGATCAACTTGCAATCATGGTGGTTGGTGAAAACGACCCAAGCCCAGATGAAAAGGCTAGGCTAGATGAATTGGGATTCCTCTGGTCAGATGAAGACGACGCTTGGATATCATTTCGCTTTGGCAGCGCATAGAAAGGAAACCCCATGACCCATTACACCCTTATCCCTATGCCCCCTAACCTACACATGGTTACGCTGATCTGCGCTGTTGCAGCCTATTGGGTGGTGTGATGGACTGGCAAAAGATTGAAACCGCACCAAAGGATGGAACGAGGGTTTTGATTTCAACACCGTGGGGCGTTTGCGTGGGAGAGTATCACGATGAAATGCCACAATCGGACTGCGGGCGGGCCATCTGTTATGCCGGTTGGTTTTCACACGATGGAGAGACACATCCGGGCCACAATATGGGCGATAAAAGCGATGCAGAGCAACAATGCCCACCCACCCACTGGATGCCCCTACCCCCACCCCCACAGGAGAAATGAGCAGTGAAATGGCTACTTAGAAAGCTTGACCTTGCAGCGGAAATGGCCGCACGAACCGCCGGAACACTGGCGGGTATAGCTATGGTGGTGTGTCCGACACTGGTTGGCGCTTGGGCGCTCGGTGCGGATTTGTCATGGCTTTCCAGTAACGGCGTATTGGCAATATCCATTGCTGCCTTTTTGGGTGCAGTTATCGGCGCTTCCACAAAAACCTAACCCACCCCCACATGACACCTAGCCTATTGGGGAGGCTGGAATGGAAAGGACGTAAAGGATGGACGAAGCTGTTCAGGGCTACATTGATGGTATGGACGAAAATTCGCCAACGCCGTCCGATAACAGATCCGAATTGTATAAACACGGGTTTAACAACGCCCGAGACGACAAATCCGGCAAGCCGCGCAAGCCTGCTCACAAGTTACGCCAAGACTACCAAAACGCAAAAAGCCCCCGCGATTAAGCGAGGGCCTTGTATAACGGTATGGTGCGGATCTACTGCGCTGGCAAAACAACCCCATACCCCTCGGCAGGGTAGCGCACAGCGCCGTATTCGCTGTTGAGCGGTGTCCATGTGAAAACCCACGTCATGCCCTCTTGCAGGCCATCTAGGCAGTCCGGTGCGACAAGCCAAGCCACGTCTTTGCTGCCAAGCGGGTTATCGTCGTCAAAATATTGGCTTGTACCACCACCCCTGCAATGCAGATTGCCGTTGTCTTTGAATATCTGACCAGACCAAGCGATCCATGCGCCATCTTTGGTGTCGCGGTCATAGAAGGTTGCCCCGTCTGCATGGACTCGGATATCTTTAACTATGATTGCGGGATCAATATGTACGTCCGGCAATACAATATCTATAGCACCCACAGCCAACGCAGAAAGCCCTACAATGCCCATGACAAGCTGAGTGTTAAACATCACTGCACCCCCAGCCAAGACAAGAGCGCAACGATAATTTCATCGCCCTTGATGAAACCAACAACTGCAACGATGATGCAAATGGCCTTCCAGTTCGTCACCACAGCATGGAATGGCGCGGATATCACCCAAGACTTATTCGCCTTGTCCAGTGATTTCCATATGCCACCCCATTCGTGTGGCTCCGGTGGCGTTTGCCGCCCGGTTTCTAGGTCGTCTGACATGTTTGGGAGTCCCCTGCTTGGGTCTATCTGTTCACGAAGCCACGCAGGCGGGCAATCGCGCACTTAACGTGTGGCCACGCCCAGTGTATGAGTAGGTAGCCTGCATAAAAATCGACTACTATCCATGTGGGGGCCAATAGCCATAGCAAAAATTCCACCGCCCATCCCCGCTAACGCAAGAAGCCCAAAGACCGCTGCGATTATCGGGGAAAGTCCCATATACTCGATACGAAACCCGACCAGCAAAAGAGCGGGGTAGGTAAGGCCGGACAAAGTGTAGAAAAAGCCGGGAACCCACGCCCCCTTATAGCACAACAGGAAGGCAAAAACCAACCATAACGTGCATCCCGCAACCTCGATCAAGGACGCTGGCGTGATTGACACAAGCAAGCGCATGGACGCGTAAGCAGCAAATACTATAAGCGGTGCGACCCATCCCCCATATCGCAGCCCAGCCAAAAGCAAGAGCGCTGATATGGTCATCGGAATGGGCCAATATGGCATCAGGTGCCGCCGTCGCGTGTGATGCGCCCTGGAACCTCGATACCGCCCGCGATGGCCCGCGCTTCCTCCATGCAGGCTTCTGCCATGCGCAGCTTTGCGGAAACAAGACCAAACTGGTCACGCACATCCAGAAGATTCAGCCCGCAACATTCGCGTGAAGCTTCACGTGCATCGTCGGCAAGGCCACCAATGCGCTTGATGGATTTATCCAGAACAGCCTTGGATTTCTGGAAGTCTTCTTGGGTCAGTCGGGTCATGGGTGTATCTTTCATACTTTCAATGTAGGGGTTTTGGGATGGAATTGCACCACGCTATTGTGCGCAGCCAAACTTTTCGCATTTCTGCTTCGTCTCGCCAATCCACACGGCAACCTCGCGGTCATTCCGGATGATGTAATCCGCCGTTGCTGGTTTCAGTGTCGGGGGCGCCCTCTGCACATCCGAGAACAGCGCCCCCGTTTTCGTTTCGCAGGCCATCAGCAAGAAGGTCATACAGCCTGCAATCATCCAGTTGACGTGTGACATTTTCAATCTCCCTTGCACCGCCGATAGCTTCCAAGCGGTCTGCCATGAGGTTTCGTTCTGTGCGCAGCTTTTGGTTCTGCATGGCCAGCATAGCGATGCCGCCGACCAGCAACGCACCTGCAATAAGGGTGCGGATCATTCGCGCACCGCATCGCGCCGAAGAAGCCAATACAGCCCGCCAAGCGTTGCAATAACGATGGCTGCGCTGACACCATAGGCAAGTGGCCCTTCAAGGCGTGACAGAACGCCCACGCCCGTTACAACAGTACCGCCGACACCCGCCGCCCCTTTGTCCGAGACAACGTCTTTGATTGACGCCACAAGCGATGTATCAGACCCGCTGGCCTTGGCCCCCGCCCCATCATCAACCAACTTGGGCGCTGGAATATCCACCGACCCGCGAAACAGCATAACGGAACGGTCAATCGTGCCGTGGTCATCCGCCTGCACCCCAACGCGATTACCCATCACGCGGCGCGTCCAGCCTTTGCCAAACGTACCCCAATGCTTAAGGCGCTTTAGAAATGCCCAACGGTCTTCATTGATGCCGACAATCAGTGCCTCAATGTCACTGACGCCCTCTAACGCGCCGAGGGTGTGCATACCTATCACCCCATCGGCCGACACGCCTAAGCGCCGCTGCATGTATTTGATGGCGCGGGATGGCCCGCTGTTCACAGCAAAGTCCATAATCGTGTAATCAAGACCAGAAGGCAGGTCATCGCCACGCACACGGTCCCAATACTGTTCCTTGTAGATTTGATCGACTTCAGGCTGTGTGATGTTGCGCACGTTCTTATGCGACATACCCATGCGCTTGCGGTAGGCATTGTAGGTGCGCTGGATAATGCCCTTGTTTGTAGCGCCGCCCGGGTCTTTGGGGTGGTTCACATAGCCGCCTTCATGGACCAAAACCCACGGCAGGATTGTGTCAAAATTGCTTTGCATGGTGAAAGCCTCCTATGGGGCTAGGCGTGTCATGTTGGATTTGATTGCGGCAATGATCGGCAGAACCCAATCAGGTATCAGCCGACACGCCAGTTCGTGCCATCGTCATAGACAGGAACGGTTTCCGACCCGCCGCCTACAGCAACAGCAAATTGGACAGGCGATGCGGCATCAACGACCATTGCGCAGCGACCCGCCGAACCAGCGGTGGGAAGACTTGAGACGTTATAAGTGCGCTTCAGCAGCATGCGGTTTTCGTCAATGACCTTTGAGCCACGCAAGGACAACCCATCGTCATAACTGACCTTTAATGCCTCAGCAGTTGACCCCTGCCCAGCACGGCCTAAACGAATGGAGAACTCCGTCGCAAAGTCCGAAGAGCTTGGCGTCGATGACCGCATGATGAAGTTGAGTGTTCCTGCCAAGCGGTAGGAAGCCCCGTCGAAGCCACGGGCGTTGATTTGCCCCATGCTGTCCCCATCAGAGATTACGGTGGGGCGCTCAATCGTTCCACGAGCTTTTTGGAACGTAGCCTGCGATCCGGTTGCCGAGTCGCCCGCCCGACCGTAAGTCACTGATAGTGAGTTGTCCGCTTGAAAAACATGGGTGGCGCTGAAGCCTGGACGCATCGTCGCGGTTATGTTTCCGTTGAAGCCCCATGTGCGATCCCCTGCCCGATGCCAACCTGTGAAGTCATAGTAGTCATCGGCGAAGGCAATGACAGGGCTGTCTGTAGTGCCGTTTTCTAAGAGCAATTGACCTGTCACCGTATCGACTGCAAAGCCTGATGACTTAAATCCTGTGCCGCTCATGAAGCTGTTAGCAGCCATACGCCCCGCCATCTCGTAACCTTCACCATCAAGGTGGTTTGAGGACCAGTTGGTCAATGGAATCTGAGACGTATTAACAAACATTCTATTCTGCGCGTCACTGTTAACAAGGCGCTGCTGCACCGTGTTGAACCGTGTGGCGCTGTTGCTCCCTGTGATGCTTTCATCACCGATTCCAAAAACAACGATAGGAGTGTCGTCCTCAAGAAGCCCATCTTCAAGAAGGTCAGCCCGCATCAATTCAAAATCCGACAAGTAGGTGTCAGGGTGCAGTTTATTGCTTTCGCCTTGCCACCAGAGAAATACGTCAGGGCGCACTAAGCCAGTTGTTGTCAGGGCGGGACCAATATTGCGCTTAAGAGCCGCCATCGCATCGGGGCCAATGAGGACTTTCACGTCATCGCCCGACTGCAAGCTATTTGTCGTGTCGGCACTGGAGACTGAGACCTCAAATTGATCGTTCGTTTCCACCATTGAACCAACGATGGGAACATATTCAGCGTACACAGATGGATCCCCGACCTTTTCAATCCGAATGAATGTGCAAGTCGCTAAATCAGCCCGCGTAATTGCTTCTACACGGTTCACCCCTTCCCGGTCGTAGCGATTGATGCGGATTGACGAAGTCAGGCTATCGTTGGCCGTGTTCAGCTTAAGAGTGCCGGGCGAAGGCTCATTTGCGTTCGCCGTGTTGTCCCATGTGTAATCCAAGCCCCCAATCCAGTGATCAATTGGCATGTTCGGAGATGCTACAGATACAAGATTGACCTCAAGTTGCGGGTTGTCTTTGGCGAAAGTTGCCGCAAAAGAAACAGCAGCCCCCATCTTGGATGAGTTTGCCGCAACAAACTGCGAACCAGTACCGAATTCGGTCTTGTCATAATCCCACACACGAAGATTGACGGGGGGCGTCCACGTATAATCGCGCTCAATGTCAAAGTTTGACTGGCCACTCGCAAATATAAGGAACTTCGTAAGAGCCGTGGGCGTTTGGTTGGTGCCACCAGCACCCCGATTGATGCCAAAAATAATGCGGGCGGGTTTCTTATTCCAATTCATCATGATTAAGCGTCCACGAAATGAATGGTTTGACCGGGGCGCAAGGCGATTTGTCCGACACCCGCAGCAAAAAGCTTGTGGCTTGGTGTCGCAATCTGATTTGAGCCGGAGTTGCGTACCGTATAGCGCATGTTAACGTCTGCCTCGACCACAGCGAAGGCCGTTGACTCCGGTGCAGGCTGAGACGGACCGGGTGTGTTGACCGTCTCAGCAATATCCCCCGCAGATACAGAGGGTTCATTAACAACCAGCGTTGCCCGCCCGTTGTTATCAATCAAGGCAGCATCGTGATACCAAATTAGTGCAGTTCCCATAGGGGCCTCCAACGCAAAAGACCCCTCTGAAAGGGGCGTTACTTTAAGATTGTCAGTTAATTAATCAGTCACAGAAGACTGAATTGGTGCGCCCGTCCCAATCGGTGACGCATCCATCTTTTATTTGGGGACCAGCGACACCGCCAACAATGACAATCCCCGCAACGATCCACCACCAACCACTATCATCGCTGTGATGAAAAATGCGGTATACACCGAGGCCAACAAACGGCAGGAAAAGCAATAAAGCAAACATGCCGCATCATAAGCCGCTTTTCAGTTCAGGCACAAGCCAGAGGTCAAGGTACTCTTTCAGGCCGGGGTTGCGGCCAAACGGAACAAGGCGACGCCCCGCCCCAATATCGCCGCTTGTAATCTTGGCGGCTTCCTCACTGGCAAGAGGGTTGACTTGGGAAACGCCCGTTCGCGCAACTGAAAACAGGTCGTTGATAAGGCCAGCCGTGGGGCCGAGAACCTTACCCGATGAACTGCGCACCGCATAGCGTGACGCTTCATCCTCACCCATGGACAGGATATTGTAGACGCCAGGAATGCCCGCGCCTTCCGCCCAGTTGTTCAATTCCATCATCAACGGGAATACGCCAGAGCGGTCAACGCCCTCTGCAATCCATGTACCCGGATTGTCCGAAGTATCGCGCCCAGAAGATTGCGCCTTGACCCAATATGTAAACATCCCAAGAGCCGCCATGTTTGCAGCCGACATCATGAAGCGCGTTTGATTGTCTTGCAGGCCCGCCATGGTGGCGCGGGAGTGTGCAGCAAAGGCAAAGCTTTTAAACTGCAAGGCAGGTTTTAGCCAGTAATGGTGTTCGGCGGCAGGAATCTTATCACCGATACCTGGCGTTACGACAACCGTGTCCGCATCCGCACGTAGGACGGCCGCATAGATATTGCGTGTGCGCTCAGGCCAGTAATCGACGCGTGGGTCAAAGACGCCATCGACGTCAACACCATGTTTTGTCATTGCCGATTTGATGGAATCCGCATCACGGGTGTTTAGATTTAGCCGCTGGCGAAATGTTGTATCTGCCTTACTATTAGTCAAGCTTCGCAAGCGGTGTGTTGTGACTTGAGTGGCGACTCCTTTAAAGAAATCGTTCCAGATTGTACCGCCCGACCATGTACTTGTAACGCCCGCCATGTTGTTCAACACAGCTTCCGTTGCGGTACGGTTCGACAGGGGGTCCGTAATGTCCGCAATCGCCATCATGCGGTTGTTTAGTTCGACCTCGGCAATCCCCGCCAATTCACGCGCCTGACGTGCTTGGATGCGGTAGCCCTTCATGTTGCCCATCAAGGGCTTTACGGCTCCGCCCCACGTCGCGGAAGCCCCATGCACCATTACAGAGCGGTACACGTCGGGAATAGCCGAGACGACAAGCCCACCAAGTGCACGGATAAAGTTGTAGGTCATGGCGGATTGAATGACGCGGTAGGGCATGCCTGACTTGTCACCAATGCGGTATGTCCCGCGCATCATGTCCCGAACAGCTTCCGTCCGTTCAATCACGCGGGTTTTCTCAGCCTGCAAGCTTGCGGCTTCTTTGGCGTCAGCGCCATCAATCAGCCCGTCATATTCCTTGCGGATTTCCTCTAGCTTGTCCTTCAGATCAACGCTTCCGAAGCGATCTTTCAGCGTAATGTCCGCAGTCATGACCCGCGAATAACGGGCCAGCACCAATTCAGCGTCGTTGATTAAGAAGTCTTCAAAATCCAAATCCTTGACGTCCAGCGTCCGACCCTTCAGGGGGCCGCGTGATCCAACGACAATACCCAAACCCTCTGGCATGGACTTGCGGTCAACCATCGTGGCCGTGACTTCATCAGCGACGATGGACGCATAACCGTCAAGTTCGACATCATCCAAGTCAAACCCCTCTTCGCCCTTACCGCGACGCGCCCGCATACTTCCCGCAAAATGCTCAGTCAGACGGGCCTTGAATTCGGCTTGACGGGCGATAATCTTGTCAGCGTCCCACATGCGCGTGAAGTAGCTTGCGGCGGTTGTGACAACGACATCTTCCGGCAGTAGACCCGCACGGATTGCCTTGTCCTTAAGCGGCTCAATCACCTCAGCCCGCAACATTTCCGCAGCCTTTTGCACATGCGGGTTGTCGTGCTGATCCGCGCGGCGCAGGGCCAGCGCGATTTGCTCAGAAAACTGTGCCTTGGTCAGCTCACCATCTTGGCTAAACCCGGCGCGGGTTTTGAAGCTGATCCCATTGGCTTTGCGGTATTCAGCATACTGCCCGCCAATGGCGCGGCCAGTTGCAATGCGGTTTTTATCTTCAAGAATTTGCTGAACAACTTCGGCCGCAGGTTCAGCGTCCAAGCGATCAACGCCCTTATTTGCAAAGCTTGTGCTTATAGCGTCCAAGCCAAACTTTTGCGCCGCAGGGGAACGCGCTTTCTGGAATGTGTAGGAGAAACCAATACCCGATGGCGTACCCTTAAGAAGCGTCTCAGATGCGGTGTTGGGCAGTTCAAAATCCTCAGAACGTGGCCGGGTCCGCTCCGCCGCAGACAATGACTGGTCCAGATCAGGCGCAAGTCCCACATCTTTCCCGTCCATCGCGTCACGCCCGCGGTTAAGCGCCGCCTGCCCCACGTCGCTACGTGACAGCAATGCCGTTGCACCGCCACCAAGCAATGCGCCGAGAACCACAGACCCGCCGATAGCAAAGGCGCTTTCTTCCGCAGTGCGTGTGTGTTGTGCAGATTGCAAAATCATTTCCGTGGCCGTGGCTTCCGCCGCCGCAAGCCCGCCGACCTTAACCGCATTGACACCGACCCGCGCACCAGTCGCGCCTGTCTTTGCCAAAGCAACCCCTGGCAAAAGGCTTGGAACGTCCACAACCCCAGCCAAAAGGGACGCAGCCATGCCGCCTGCCCCTTGTGACGCCAGATATGCACGATCCTTTTTTTCTTGGTCGATGATACGCTTCAATTCCGCAGTTTCAGCGGGGCTTTCAGACGTGGCGAAGGTTTCCCACTGGTCTTGATATTCCGTGTTCTCGATATCCGCCCAAGCGTTGTAGTTGGCGGTTGCAATGCCGCTGAACTGCTCGGATCTCACACCGGAGCGAATGGCATTCACAACAAGATTTTCAGAGCGGAAAGCCGCGCCAACTGTGCCGCCTGACGGGCGTTCGGTTTCGCCAAATTCACGCCTGATGAAATCAACGGGTGCGGGCTGCACTTGGGTTTCCTGAAATGGCATTAGCGGAATGCCCCCCCGTTTTGGCGCAGCCCTTCTTCAAAAATTTTCGATTCGATACGCTTCGCACGTTGCGCCTCAAAGTCACGCTTCTGACGGTTGGTCACTTTCTTTTGCGCCGCCGCAACTTGCTCAGGGCTAAAGCCCCAAGCCATAGGCGCAACCTGAAAGGCTCCGTTAGCGTCAGTGTAATAAACGGCATAGCTTGGCAGTTCTGACGAACCAGCCCGTGACCGCTTAACAGCGTTTTCCGTTGCGCTATCTGGCATGATAAACCAGTCCCCGCCCTCGTACCCGTCAACGCCCTTTAGACTTTCTTGGATATCGGCCTGCAAATACTCGTGCGACCCGTCAATCATGGGGTAATACATTTCAGGCGGGTGACGCATAATGCCCTTGTCGGTAGTTACGACTTCCTCAACGCTGGCCAGCGCGGCGCGACCCCGTGTCACCTGCTTTAATCGGCCGCTGGACATGGACGAAACGCCATATAGACCGATCTTCGGATCAGTCAGCCCCTTGATTGCCGCCGCCTGTGCGCTAGCCGCGTCCATGCCGCTTGCGCGGGCTTTTTCATAAAGCAGTGAAAACTCACCATACGCCTGCGCGGCCATCGTCGGAACCATTTCTTTCTGGTCAAACGGTAGAATGGTTTCAAAAGCCTCACCAATCAAATGATTCACGTCTTCCGGCCCGATGTCGCGCAGCTCTTTCTTCGCGGCCTTTTCGGCCTCAGACACGCTTAAGGGCTTATCCTCTGCCGCTTTCAGGGCTTTCGCAGCGTCTTCGGCGGTAACCCCTACCGACGTCTGTTCGTCAAAGCCCTTAACGGCTTTCTGGATTGCCGAACCACCGGGTCCCGCGAAAGCCCTTGGCTGCATTTGCTGAATCTGCGAAGCCTTAGAAAGCGCCGCAACGTCACCCTTTGCAATGTCATTCGATAGGCTTTCCACAAGAGATTTAGGCGCGACACCAGTTTCAACAGCAATTCCAGACAGCGCGTCAACAATTTGGTCTTCGTCTTCAAGGTTTTCAATCACCGCATCCGCCAAATCGTTGACCGATTTGCGGTCATCCGTGGATAGAGGGTTAAATTCAAACCCCTCCTGCATACGGCGCAAAGTATCCTCAAGAACCGCAGTCGTTTCGCTTTGATCTCGCAGCACCTTGTCGTGCTTCAGAAGCAGGCTTTCGCCTTTGGATTGGGTGATATCGCCATTTTCCAGCGCCTCCCAGATGTCCTCTTCGGTTGCGGTGCCGGCATCAACAGAACGGGCTAATTCGATGGCGCTGATTGATACCTTAGCCGCTTCCGCCTTCGCCTCTGCAGCCAGTATTGAGCGGGCCGCAGATTGAACCCTGCCATAAGATGCGCCCGACAGGCCACCGTTGCCGCCGCGAATAACATCAGCTTCACGCGCACGGCGCTTGGCATTTATCCCATTGTTATCGCCCGCAAGACCTTCGACAGCCTCAGCTATAGCGTACACATCCCCAGACTTTACCGCACTGCGAATACGGTCTGGGATCTCGCCGTAATTGTAGGTGATAGAGGTCAACGCCGCCTTGACGTTCTGCGGCAGTTTCGCCCATGCGTCCTTGCCCACATTCTTGATTGCAACCTTTTGGAACTCGCCAATGCGCCGCTGCAAATCCCGCTCACTATCAGCACGGGTCACTGTCATGCCTTTGGTGATCTTTACAACCGTGCCATCTGCAAGTGTTGTCGTGTCAGACCCGTAACCAGCGCGTTGGGCGTTCACGTCCCAATAAGGCGTATCACTGTAACCCTCATAGTCCTTAATAAGCGCATCCGCCCGAACCGTGCCAGCATAGGTGGACGCCGCTAACGGGTCTGCTTTGACGCGGGCAATTTCAGACGTTTCATCTAGTTGACCCCCAACCACGTCCTGCAATTTTCGGCGCTCTGACGCGGACAGGTCGGGATTGTTGGCGATAAGCTCACTAGCTTTCTTCTTTAATGCAGCAATGGCCGTAGGATTCCGCGCAGCCTCTGCGGTGATGCCATCAAGGCCCTGTTCAAGTTCAAACTTGCTAAAGGCTTCCGCCTCTGAGTTTTGCGCTCGTAGCGCCGCGTCGCCCAACTGCAATGCCGTACGATCAATGCGAGAGCTAACCGCGTCCTGCATGTGCGCAGGGACGCTTTCTTTTAGCTTACCAAAGCTTTCGTCGAAAACACCCTTGGCCATCTGAACATAGCCTGCGCCGCCCTCTGGCACTTCCATTTGTCCAAGGCCAGCTTCATAGGCGCTTGCCGCCTTCAAGAAGTCTATTTCCACTTTCTGATTGGCGCGGGCTTGCACCTTGGCGTTTTCTTCCTGTGCAAACTGATCCACCGCACCCACAACAGGCGCAAGTGCGTTAGCAAAGCCATTGGCGGGCTGCGAAACTACAGAACGCGCTGCCTGGGGAATGATACGCTGAACGCGTGGAACTCTAGCCATCAATAAAGCCCCGGCACAGTTGATCCGCCGATGTACAGGGCGTTGGATTGATTTTTCTTGTAATCACGGTAACCCTTGAAGCCCTGCACGGCGGCACCGGCGATGCCGCCAAACAGTGCGGCACGACCCTGTGAAGCAGCGTTCTGACCCCCGGCCCGAATTGCGTTCGCCTGGTTGAAACCTGAAACCGATGCCGCGCCAATGTTCGCCTGCGCAGTCTCGGCGTTCTCCAGCGCGACCAAGAAGGGTGACCCATAAGAGCCGCTTGTGCCTGAGTTCGCAATATTGGCAATCTCTGCGCCTTCTCGATATCGATCATTGCGCACCTGTTCCTCAATGCGCGTTGAGCTTTCTACACTTGCGGCACGAGCGTCACTTTCCGCCTTTTCTTCCTGTGCCTTGCCTTGTTGATATTGGCTATAAGCAGACAGAGCGCCCAAGCCAGCACTTGCAGCTGATGCGATAAGTCCAATTGTTGCGGCTGCTACACACATTAATCTACCACCGGGGTTAAGTTGCGAATATAGGCTGGGAAGGGCTGCGTTGAGCGAATGGTCACCTTTCCATTTTTTCCCCACCCAGTGCTTAAGGAGGATTCGAAATATCCATCCTTTAGTTCGATAGCATCACCTGCAAGGCCCGCACTGAAGTCCGTATCGCGCTCACCCGTCACATACGTTGACAGCCCATCAGATACCGCCTCTACAGCCGCGCTATTGATAGTATCGACTACCACACGAGACACGCGCTGTTGACGTCCAGAGGTCGCCCCGTCGCCTTTAAGGCCCAATTCCAGTGCAAGCGTTGTAGCTTGCGCAGTGAAGTTGAACCCAACCCACGATGCCGCAGGCGGGCCAACAAGGGAACCGTCAGGCTGAACGACAGCCCGTCCGGTATGTGTGCCATTGCACCATATCATTTCAGTGCCAGCGACGAACGGAACCAGATCATCCCATTTAAACGCGCAGTCAAGGTGAATAGGCACTTCTTCAACTAAACGTTCAGGCGTGATTAGCCCCGGCGCGATAGGACCAGCCAATTCATCCAAGCCCCCAAAGCCCGCTTCATCAATGGAAACGGAATTAAAGCCCGTGTACTCCTGGCCCTCAATATTTTTGATGTATTCAACCGTTCTCACAGTGTCCGACCCGACTGTCCGGTCAATTACATAATAGTCCTCTGGGCCGTATTTTCCCGAAACCGATGCCACGGCGCGAACCGCGCCGCCCATATAACGGCGGGACCAACCTGAAAACTGCTGATATTTGTCATACGCAAGGCAAATAACAGCGCCTTTGTTTGTCGGGAACAGGCATTGTTGCGTAGTTCCGCGAGAAACCGCGCCATCAGTGGCTGCGCCGTAGTATTTGAACAAATGATCCGACATGATAGCGGCGTCAGGCGTTAGAAACCCGCCCTGTTCAGTCGAATACGTCGCCTCATAAACGCTATGAGCAGGATACGGGAATAGAAATAGGCTATCATCCGTCTTCAATGGCTGCATCTTACCCATAGACTTGCGCTTTACACTGCGCTGAAAAATGTCGTCGGGTGCAATCACCCCATCCGTTGATGCCGAGAACCGCTGCACCCCACCCTTGCCTATTGCCAACAGATACCCGTTCACCTCAGTCAGTGAATAAATCTCATTGTAGGTGCTAGACGTGGCCTCGACTGTGACCGCGTCGTCGGGGTTAGTGCCTGCGCGATGGCTTTTAAAGTTGCCAATCCGCGACATAAACACCCGATTGCCTTTCGCAAAAACAAGGCGCTCCTGATACAGCGTCACCGCAGTTGGGCCAGAGCCTTCAAAGAACATCGGCAAAGACCACAGATAAGAACCCGTTGTCACAATGTCTTGCGGGATATATCCGTCGGGCTGATCTTCATAGGGCCGCGAACTAAGCACTTCCACTTGCAATTCCGTGGTTGAGTTGAACGCTGTGACCTTCACAAAAGCGTGGCCTGAGTGCAGGTACTTGTATTCACGCAGCCCAGAGGCATCTAGCGCCTCCGTGCCAATTGTGTGTGTCGGGGGTGAGACGTTGGCACCTCCAGAGTGAGCTGTGACAACCTCATAGACGTTCCCCGCATAGCGACGCTGATCCCCAACGGCGTTCGTGCCATCGTTGATCCATGTGGGCGCGTACAGGCGATCCTGCTCCTCCAAACGAATAACGGAACCGACAATCTCAGGGGCAAAGGTAAAGCCGGTTGCAGTGAGTGTTACACTGCCATTCGTGGCGCTGGCCTGAATGGTGCGCGTCTTGTCAGTGTTTTGATTGTCAAACGGACCGTCAAGGAACTCAATGTCCTCCAAGGTCCACAGGTTTGTGTCTTGGCGCGTTAGCTGCTTTCCGCGCGTCCCGTCCACCATCCACATAACGTCGTTGGACTGTTCGTACTTGAGGTTCTCGATGTCCGTGAAGTTGTGCGCAATCTTCGGTTCTTGGACTAAGCCAACCTCACTAACAGCGGACTGCACTTCACCATCGCGCAAGGTGCGCAGGTGTGTCGGGTCCATCTCAATAACGTATGTGTTGTCGCTTTCAGGCTCAAACGGCAAAAGGCGCACATCACCAAGGGCAGTCATAGCTTCAGCAACGTAACGCGTTCCAAACCGCTTGCGCAATCCACCTTGCGGCTGAACATCGAAGTTCACACATTGCGCCAAACCGGAACGATACAAATCCAACGACGGGCGTCCGCGCAACTTGGGGCTAATCTCGCCCTTTGAAAAGCTGTCTTGAAGCGGATAAACCGTCATGTGCGCATGTCCAGATAGCTCGTAGAGTATTGCGGGGCGGCCGTTCCGGTCTGACGTCCCTCAAAGCGGCGCACACGTTGCGAAACCTCTTGATAGCGCTGTTCTGCCGTACCCAAAGCATTCGACAGCCCTGTGACGTTCTCGGCAAGCTTCCGAGCCAAGGCCGCAATGAACATGCTTTGGAAGTTTTGGGGCCAATCCGCAGGTGTTGCGATCATACTGACATACCGCAGGCGTATTTCGCCTGACGTATCAGCGAGAATAAACCCGCCCTCAACCTCATGTGGGATGCTTATCCCGCTATCCTCACCGCTTTCTGTGACTGGCAAGAAGCGCACACAGTCGCGGGGTATTTCGTAGCGCGACACCCATCCGAAAGCAGGGGCCGTTACGTCAGGGTTGATCGTCACACGCACAAGCGCGAATGGCCAATCAAATTGCATCAATTCTTCTTCTGCGACAACTTCAAACCAGCGCCGCACTTCAATGGCCACCGGGTCAGTATCCGTGGCGTAATCGCGGATTTCCCGCTCACCAAGCGTGGAAAGTGCTGCGTTGGCAATTTCTGTCTCCGTGGCGAAACTCATTATGCCGCGGCCTTCGCAAAGATTGCCTGCATTTGCGCCCGCAAAGCTTCACCCACAATGTCGGCAGGAGCGCACCCAAGACCGTCAGCGCGTAAAGCAACGTATTCCCGCACATCTTGGGGCAGCATAGAAAGGATATCAGTGCCGGACAGCTTTTTCCGCACAGCATCGCCCATGTTTTCCACACCCTCTAACCCAAACTGAGCAATTTCAGAGGGGGAAAGAGAGAAAGTCTTTGTTCCGACTTCACGTGTCATATCAATCTCCGGCAAAATGGAAAGGCAGGGGGCCAAAGCCCCCCGCTTAGTGACTTATTCAGTCGTTTTAACCGCAACCATGCCCATCTGCTTTTGCTCAGGGTATGTGCGCGACCAGTTGGCGGCGTTGTTGATCTCCGCTTTAGTCGGGCTTGCACCAGCGACAGCAGTATCAAGGAAGCGATGGCCACGTGGGTGGAATGCAACAATCTTGCGGGTGACAATCTGCTCTTCACCAGAGCCGCCCCCTGCAAGGCCATCTTCATCAATGTACACAGGCTTCTTGTGCGAAGTTTCACCCATGGCAATCGCACCAGGCGCGGCCAAGAATGAAACATACTCGTTGGCAGCCAGTGCGGTTCCGTTAACAGAAGCGCCGCCACCAGGGTTTGCAAGCGTGGCCGGGTTGCCGTTTGGCATGCTGTCGTCAACAACAACGATATATTTATCCATATACATCGTCAGAGGGCGGGCGCTCAATTCGTATTCGGGACGGAACGCGTTCGTCAAAAGGCCCGCCTTGCGCATCCTTGTTTGAACCTGGGAGTGAACCAGCATGATAGACAGCTTTTCAGAAGCATCGCCCAAGCGTTGGCCCGCGTCTAAGCACACCGTGCCAGACATGTTCGCAGCGCCTGCGTTGAGGTACATATCGCCCCCGTTGTTTGCAATGTTGGAGCCAAACACGCCCAAGGCCGTCGCTACGGTGTACTTGTTCCACTGACGCGCCCAATAGTCAGCAACACGATCGCCGATGCGGTTGAACCCGTCAGAACCAGCAAGTTCGCTGGCGAACATCGTTGCGGCCCAACCTTTGTTGATCGAGATGCGACGCGCCGTTTCTTGGTACGTTCCGATTTTCCCCAAAACAAGTTTGTTCGTTGGGTCATCGTTGGATTCAGTCGGGTCATCATCCGCCAAATCACCCCACGCAGGAGCTTCAAATGTACGACCGCCGCCAGCAAGCTTGTTGGACAAGTCAGAATCCATCGCAAGCAATCCGGATGCGTAGACAGCGGAGCGCTGCATGGTGTTTTGTGTAATGTAATCATTGAAAACGCTTGGCTCAATGATGTCTGCAATTTGTACTGTTGGCATTTTATGCCTCCATTTTATCGGCTACGGGAGACCATTCTCTCGTAGGCTTCAGGATCAGAGCGCTTGAATGCCATGGCCTTTGCACCATCACTAATCATGCCCGTTTCTGGATCGATTCCAGTATCGCCGTTAGCGTCGGGGCTGGACGTATCCAGCTTCGCAGCACCGCCAACACCGTTAACTTCAGCCAATGCCAAGAGCATCTTGAATGCCTCAGGGCTTTGAACGCGACCATCTTCATTGATCCCACCAGTCGCACGGATGTAATCGATGATTTCAGGACGCTGTGACGCCAAATCATTGACGCGAGATTGTGCCTCAATGAACTTTTCGGACTGCTCACCGCCAAGCTCTTCAATAAGCACTTGCTTAGCCGCGTTCGCTGTTTCGTCCAGCTTTGCCGTGGCCCGATCACCCATTCCCGCAAGTTCTGGCAGAAGGTCATTAATGACCCCTTGGAACTGTTGAGGTAAAAGGCCGTGCTTGTGGGCAATGGACTTGAATGCATCGTATCCGTCTTTGTCAAACGGGATGTTGGGGTCCATCTTTTCAAGGTCGGGGTCGGGATAAGCGTCAAGGCTTTCCGGCTTCACCTTGTCAAAGAACGCAGCCAATTTTTCTGGGTCGTCAGTTCCGGGGAACCGCTGTGTGGAATCGATAAATGATTGCTTTTCAAGGAGTGCCTTTAGGCCACCCTGCACGTCAGTGACGCCAAGTTTGCCCAAGCCCTCAATCAGCGTAGAGTCCATGCCCTCAAATGGGGATGGGGATGCGTTGCCCGCGTCTGATCCATTGGACGGGTTAGCATCGGATCCACCTTGAGTGTCCGCAGGAGCGGTCGCAGTGTTTTCGTCTGTCATAAATCACCTAAGGTTTGGGGTGCCCCGCGCGGTGAACGCGGACCCGGTTAGCCTTCCTCTGGGAAAGGTTCTGCTTGTGCAGGCTGTGACGCGGCGTCCATTTCGGGAACGCTCATGCGTGTCATTTCGTACAAGGTCGCGCCAATACGGCGGGCCTCGAATTGCGCTTCGATATTGGTCGCAGGTGCCGTGCTGTAAAAGCAGGTCAATTCAGCGATAAAGCCACGGGCAATAGATGCCATTTCCTCCGACGCATTGCCCTCGAAGATAAGCCGCATGGCCCGACGCTGAATGTCTGGGCTTGCCGACTTGAAGTTCGTAATGTCGTTATGATTGAACAACGCCAGCCGCCTCTAGTACCGGCAGGGCGTCCTTAGCAGCCGCAGCAGCCTGACGTGTCGAGTTAACCGCCTGCGTCTCTTGCTGTTGCTGTTGCTCCGCCTGCATTTCCTGTTGCAGTTCGTCATCGGTCTTCACCAGACTGAGCGGTGCGTTGAACGCTTCCGCCAAGAACCGACCAGTTTCGTGGTCCTTTAGAATCGAAGGCTTACCCATCTGCGCCCGCACGTTGTCAATTTCCATCATACGCATGACGCCCTCTGCTTGGCCCGCAGTTTGCAGTCGTGCCATGGGGTTTGTGTATTTGGGCCGGATATCCTTGTCCTGGATGCTTTCAGGCGGCAGCAACTCGGAACCGGGCTGATACATCCCCCGCATTTCAAGCGCTTCCATTTCGCGTTCAATCATCATGTCCAAACCACTGTGCATACGCGCACCAACGGGGCCAAGCAGTTGCGCCTTTTCCTGTGAGCGGGTCAGCACTTCCGTTGCGGTCTGGCCGGGGTTTTCTACAAGGCTTTGAAACAGCGTATTATACAGCCCATCGCGCAAGTGGTTGCGGCGTTGCTCCATAAATGGAACGGCCCGCTCTGGGTTCGCACCATTAGTCAGCGGAATCATCAATTGCTTGCCATCCGCGGATACAGCGCCAGGGTTCACAGCGCCGGGGTTCATGTCGGGGCGGTTCATCAGGCTTTCATCGTGTACGCCCATTGGGGGGCGAACTGCTTGCTGAATGGCGACAAGAACATCGCGCTCCATCCCATTTAGCATCCGCTGGTCTGCCATGTAGTCGATGCAGGGGCTTGTGCCGTATTCGCCGATACCATCATCCCAAAAGAATGTGGCCACAGGAAATGTCTCAAACCCGTCTTCTTGCACAATCTTCTGCGCACCACGGTCAATCGTGTAGCAAACCCATGGCGTGTTACCGCGAAGGTTCATCTTTCGGAACCCAACGTCGTCACGCTCTAGGATAATCTTGACGTATTCCGTTTCAGTCGTGGCCTTCTTGGGGTCTTCTGCGTCGGCGCGGACCTTTTCAGACACGTCCCATCCGCGTTTTACCGCATTTCGGGCAGAAACAGACTTGCGCTGTGCAAACACGTCAGGAACACCGAAGTCGTCCTTCAGAATAAAGCACTCGTCAGGCGGCATGAACTGATATCGCATGGCCGTTGATGCGTTGAAAGATGGTTCAATATAAAGATAGCCGGGGCCGTAGTAGACTGTGGACAGCAGGACGTTCTGCATTGAAGCCTGGAAGCGCGATATAGGTGAGTAGCGGTTAAAGAACAGCACATCGCGGACCAGTTCAGCCCACCGCTTTTCTTCATCGTCAGCCATATCAATCGCAGTTGCGACAGATAACGTGTGCCATTTCTCGGACTGCGGACAGATCAAAGAGAAAATACCCGAAGCAAGCCGCGAACTGGCCTGCATCATTGTCGTATCGTAGCGCTTGACGCTTTTGCTCTGGCGACGGGTGGCGATGTTGTTCGTCAACCCGTTCATATCGTTCTGCGCATACCCGATGGATTCGGAGCGCGTGATAGGCGGGACAAGTTCATCCACCTTGCGCCAAAGCACCTCCATAGGGCGGCGGCGATCCTCCATTCGCTGAAACAAATCCAGCAGGTCCTGTGCAAGGCCCATCTTAGCTACCCAACAACACTTTAGAGGGGCTTGATTGCTGATTGCCCAAGAACACTTGTGTGGCTGTGCGTCCACCTGTTTGGTTGCCCAGTTGGATGCGACGCGTACGGGCCGCTTGGCGGTCCTCCTCAGAGCGCTCTGTTACGGTGTACGTGGGTGTAATCTTTGGCTTGCTAAGGCACATCTTGCAGATCCTTTGAAAAAAGCAGGTAGGTTTCGCCATCAAGGCCAAAGTTTTTCATCTCGATCGGATCACCGCAGCCAAAAGCGCGGCGCAACCATCCATGGGCTTTGGTGTGGTCAACGTGTGAACGGGCTTCCAAGCGGCGAACACCATGCTCAGATTTAACGTGACCCACCAGCCAGCGGGCAAAGCGGGTCATTTCAGGGACAGCCCGCCAGTTATCGGACGTTCCGAACATCCATGCAGACCATGTTGCCCCCATAAAGGGCATGAGGCCGATGGCAGCGACGGGCTTGCCACGGCACCAAGCAACGTAAGAATAGCCGCCCAGGTGGTTACACGCCACATCACTAGGATCCTCAGCAGTCAGGCACGTCAATTCGCGTAAATCGTCAGCATTAAGGTGCTGCGCGATGAACGTCATGTCGCGGACCGTGGATTCTTTAATAGAAACGGACTTGGACAATGTGACCTTGCTCTGCATGAACCGGACCTTGCTCAACAAAAGCAGCCGCAGGAAAAGGCGAAGATGAATCATCGACTGCCTTTGCTTGTGGCGCAGTCGTGTATCTAATGTTTTCGTCAGTCTCGATTGTACAGAAAACAGAACCAGTTGGTGCAGCGGCAAAAGTCAAAGTGTCGCCCACGTTTCCGCTCTGGGTTTGCGCTGCCAAGATAATATCCTTTGCACCCGACATAGTGCGCATGTTTCCGTCAGAAATAGTTTGCTGATAGAAACGGACTGTAGCTGTAGCCATGTTATACCTCCCTTAAATTTCAACAAAACGTGTGATCGTTACGCGCAACGTACCCACCGCGAAAATGATCAGAGCTATAACAGGCAAAACCTGAAGGACGGGGGCATCAAATCGCTTCACGTCACCAACCGGCAAGGGCTGGCCGCCAACAACCGCACCAACCGCATCAATGTTTTCCACCTCGACGCTGGCCAGCCCGGAATCAATGGACGTGGTTTCCCTAATGTCTATGGGTTCCTCAGGCACTTCTTTTGGCCTCACTGCATAGGTCAACATTGGAATGTGCTTAGTTGGCGAGGATCGAAACTGTGTCATGCACTAGACCTTTCCACTCACGCCGCAGCCCCGCGCTTCTTCACCTTTGGTATGCTGGAAACGCCATCAAAAACAGGACGCCAGCAGTTATCAAGCCAAAGAAGATCAACAGCATCGGGGTTTGCTTTTCCAGCAAGCTTTTTCATGAAAGCCTTGTGTTCAAGCAGCGCCCGTGTCGCCATCGCCTTATGATGCGCCGCCTGCGCCGAGGCACCCGCCATAGAGAGTGGACCAGCTAAACACATGTATACCTCACAAACCCGCTAAAGGGTCATTGATAGGGGCCTGAGTGTATCGACCCGCCGCGATGGCGTCCTGAATACGCTTTCTGCCCACGTTGTTCGTCATTTTGGGAAACAGCGAAGTGAACCCCCATACAAGCGCGTCAACCCGGTCAGGGGAATAGCCTTGCGCCTTGCGGTCGAAGTCAACCGTGAAGCTAGTCATTTGATCCTCTAGCGCGTCAAACTCACCAACGTGATACACCTTCTTGCGCTCATACAGTGCAGCGACGGGTTCAGCGCGGACAAACTTACCTCGGGTCGCCCTGACAGCCTCATAGCTTACAGCGGCTTCCCTTGCGCGGAGAACGGCCTCGATCATGTCACCGCCTTGGTTCGCCTCGCCTATGATGCGGTCCGCGTCCCAGTGCTTGTACAGGTTGATTGCGATCCGCGCCCATTCATCAGGGGCATAACGCCCGCTTGCATCATCAAGAACATAACCGTTCCCGTCAGCATCGACACCGCAGACAACGATACCTGTTTCATCCGAACCGATTTCAGTCGATACCGCCGGGTCAAGAGCAACGACGACACGCACCATATCTGGCGTTGCCTCGTACGTGCGCTGAATATCGCGGCGCTTCCATAGCGCTTCGTCAACGTCCGCTGTGAACTCACCATCAAAGAACCGCTTGCGCTGGCGCTCCGGCATGGCTTCCAAGCTATCAACGTAATTGACATCTAGGTTGGTCAAGTTGTCCTTGGGATTCGCCACCCCATACACGTACTTGCCTTCAGGTACGCGCTTTTGACTTTCAGGCTCAACGCCATCAACAAACAGCCGATACGTCCAATGCGCCTTTGTGGTCGGGTTGAGGTCCACGTAGCACTTCTGCGCCAGCGTTCCCCCGTCATACTCGTTCTCTGCAACCTGCGCCAAGCGGGACATCACCGTCACAAAGCTTGGATAGTTAATCTCTGACGCCTCATTCAGGTAGATCGTGGCGTATTCCTTGCCGAGGACCTTATCAACGCGCTCTTTATCGTCTAGGCCGCTCAACCATATTTCCGAGTGTGTGCGCTCACCACCCTTGTCGTCGTGCGTCCACAGGCTGATATAGCCGTCCTGTGCGTGGTATTTGTAGCCAACGTCAGGAAAGGCCAGTTCCATCACCTTGGGGAATGTATCTTGCCCGATGGATTGCTTTACAGCGACGCCGTGCTTTCGAAAGATTGCGTGGCGTGAACCCGGTGCCTTGATAGCCCTTGCAACGATAGCCCACACAATGAGGAACGTCTTGCCGGATCGTGAACCACCGTAGATAAGCGCGTGACGTGCTGTAGACGCCAGTAGATCCTTGCGAAGCTGTCTTTGCTTGACCGTCAGTTCAAATGTCTGCAACGTCTTTGCTCAGATTGACCGCGTTGACCGTGATTGTTTGCTCTGCCTTGTCCACCATGAGACCGTGAAGCTTTGCCTTGGTTGCAGTAGCTGTGTTCATCGCGGCGGGCTGGTCGAGGTCATCCGCTTTCTTGCGGTTTTCGTCCAGTTCCTTGGTGATGCTTTCGACCGTCACGAGAGACCTTTCACGGGCCTCCGCTTGCAATTCCATAATCCTTGACGACACCTTGACCTTAGCCATCATGCGGGATGCGGACTGCCAAATGCTTTCCGGCTTGGTGCCCTCAGACACATCACATGCGTTGCGGTAAGCCTCGGAAGCGTTGCTTGTTAGCACATACTCTGTGCAGAAAGCTTCCTCCTTAGCGGTCAATCCGTCAGTCAAGCTTACTTGACCTTCTTCTTAGGCTTGGCGACCTCTTCAATGGCCGCGAGTAGCAATGCCATGTTCTGGGGTGCGTTCGGGTTGGCCGCAATTGCAGCTTGTGCTTTTTCAAGGGCAGTCATGCTGGCCTCCTTTGGTGTGGGTTTAGGCTAGTGGACGCTTGCGCTCTTGCAGGCTAGGCGTCCAAGTTTCCTCAGCACCCGATTCCTCTACATCGCGCTTTAAAGCCTCGAAAATAGTTGGCGCAAAAGCCCAGATAGGTAACGCCGATCCAGTATCCCATGAGGCATGGCTTGTGCCATCCGCCCTTATCGAAACAATCGCATATGCTACAACGTCTTGTGACCCGTGCGCTCTTGCACAGTCCATCATATCGGACCGAACCTGCTTTTTGACGCGGCGCTCAATTGTGTTCCTGTGACATGAAAGCGATTTAGGCATATTCACCTCCAAATAGCAGCAGAGGCGACACCGTTAAGCATTGCGCAAATAATCTGCTATTTCGTGAATTTAGCTGTTGACGTCACCGGACATAATGTCCTATAAGGGTTATATCGAAAGGGCAATGAAGCCCACCACGAAAGGGAAAACGAAATGACTAACAAACAAACCCGTCGCATCGCCCACTTGGTAATCAACACATCAAAGATGGAAGACGAAATTCAAAAAAGCATCGAAATGCTTTGGGATACAGACGGAGATTCCCGCACATCATGGGAAGCGGACGTTGACGCGAAAAGAGCAACCCAAAAGCTGGAGATGAACGCACTGTTCGCAATCACAGGCCAGGAAGTTGGTTTCGATTTGCTAGAGACATTTGACACCAAAGGTAAAGCCGCCCTTTTTGATAGGATCGCAGCATGACCCCCGAACAATTCAAAGAGGCTCGGCAATCGCTGGGCCTCACTCAAAACCAGCTTGCCGCCCTATGGGGCATGGGCAAGAACGGCGAGAGAACAATCCGCAGATGGGAGGTGGGCAAGGTTCCTGTTAACCCGATTGCGGCCTATTGCATTGGCTTGATGATTAAGTATCGCCCCTGAACCACCAGACTTGTCAGTGGCCGGAATGTGTTGGCAGACCGTTCGCCCCACGAGTTGGACCCCGATCCGGACTTAACTTATTTGGTCATCACACTCCCAGCATGATCCAGCACATGTGGGGCCAAGAGTTAGTTTCATACCATGCGCCACGGACCAACAGCGCTAAGGGCGAGTGAACCCGCCGGGATGTTCCTACTACCCGGTTTGCCGGAGGTCAGAGCATTGGTTGAGTGCAGGCCCCGCGCTAATGGGGCTTGGGTGCTCGGTCGCCACTCACGAGGCTTAGTTGTGCTCAACCCTTTAGGCCATTCATGACTGACCGCGTGTCCGCTTTCCACGCCGCTGCACTCAGAAGATACGCCCAATCTTAGAAGCCATACGCGCCTACTTTATCAGCGCGACCACCGTTTGGTCTCAGCCATTCTTGGCAATTAGCGCATCATCAAAATGCAGTAGCACACACGACCAATACAGGTACGCAGGTGCATAGCCGACCTATCCATCGTCAGCCCTGAATGTCTGCTCTAGGTGCGGAATAGGCAAAGCCTACACGATATAGCGCAATCACGCAACACCCTGTTGTGCATCCTCCATGATTTCATCTGCACGGGCCTGAACCTCGCCTTCGCTTGGTTGCCCGTCCCTAACAACAGTTCCGGCTTCCGACGATCCGCGGATAATACCTTTAGCCCACCAAACGCGCCCATCATCACCAATACTGTCAACCTGCACGTACTGGCCCGCCAAAGGCCCCTCTGGTATCATTGCCCTATCGCCCACAGCCACACGCAACAGCTCTGCTTTGGCCTGCGCAAGCGCTTCCGCACGACCCGGCAAGCCCTGTAGGCGACGGACAATCTCGGATGGTATCGCAACTGGTCTTTCCCCGATGCTCACCACACCTGTCACCAAGCCCCGGCGACGCATTGAGTGCCAGCGCGGTTCATGCGTGAATTTAGCATAGATCATGCCTGAAATTTGCGGGCTGGTGCGCTCCATCTTCTTGCCCTTTGACCACCAACTTTTTGTCCGCTGCGGATAAAAGGCAAAGCATCCATGCGCCTTAAGTGTTTCGGTTGAAGCCCTGTCCTTGTTTGGCGGCACATAGAGGGCATGCCATAGGGGTTGGGGCAGTCTTGCTCCCAGAATGGCGTGTGTGCGCTCTAGGGGCAATATTTGGCCCTTGTGGTAGCTCATGTGTCAGTTTCCTTGTTCGGGGTCGGCTTGCGGGGCCTCAAGTCAAATCCCGCTTTGTGTCTGCGGATCATGCGGACAGGTTCACCGTCAGGCCCAAGGACAGAAGTCTCCCAGCCATCACGCATGTGAACCGTGTAGCCGCCAGTCCAGCCCTCGTCGAAGTCAAGCTCTGTCATTTTCCAGCCTTTCGATTTCATCCTTTAGGCGTTGGTTTTCCGCCTGACGCGCCTCAAGATACTCAACCATTCGACCAACATCCCGCAGCTTTAAGGTGCCGCCGTTTTGGACGTGGTGATAGTATCGTCGGGCCTGCGCTATATCGCCGTCCGTAAAAACGGCTTTCTTGGATTTTGGGGCGAATTTCTTGAACCCCTTGTCATTAGCGAAAGAACGGAAAGCCCCGTTGACCGATTGCAATGGCTTCTTGCTCATGTGTCGGATTCCTTGCTTGTGGTGGGGCGCGTGACGTAAAGTGAATACGCGAAAAAAGAGACCGAAAGAGCCGCAAAGGAAGCCCAACCCCAACGCCCCTCGGCAGCGGCACCCAATGCGGCGAAGATGCTTGAAATCAAAGCCGTCCAATCAACAAGCCGCCACCACAAAGCCCACAAATCGCGTTGCCCGTCCCTGTACCCCTCTTGATAGGCAAGCGTTGCGCTGGTGAACGGCTTCGATGGCTTGGGCGGGGTGTCCGCCTTCTGTGTGCGGATCATGTGCTTGCGTCCTCTGGTGTGGGCTGGGTGTGGCTAGGAACCGCATGGCCCCGGTAAATCTTGCCGTACACGCGAACAACGCCCTCACTGACGTGTTCGCCCTGTACTGTGGTTGTGCCTATGGTGATGCAACGGATCATTGGCGGGCCTCCAGTATTGCGTTGCCAATCATTTCGGGGATTTGGCGGCATTCCGCCGAATTCGCAAGCCGCAAGAACTCTATGCCGATAAAGCGGGTGTATTGTGGTGGTATGCTTTGGGCTAATTCCTTTTGCCCTAGCCAATACAGCCCAGTCATTTCCTGAACCATTTTAACGCCTGAGAAGTGTCCAACGTATTGAATGAATTCGCTGTCCTTGACTGCACGTCCCATTTTCGCGCTACGGCATTTATGCACAGGATGCGGCGGTGCGATCAGGGGCCAGTTTGTTTCAAATAATCGGTGTCGATAAGTGCGCATTCCAAACATTGAACCGCACAACTCAATTGGGTTGATCAACGGACTATTAGGCACGTTCTCCAGAACATACGGCTTGCCGCATTTAATCAACGCGTCTCGCGTATCCACGATTAGATCAGGATATTCTTTGCCGGCCAACCTAAACTGCATCGAAGCCGTTGAATATTCTTGGCATGGTGGAGATGCGTGTATCAAATCATATTCGTGGCCATAGCTTTTAACAAATTCAATTGCGTCGGATAGGAAGAATTCACCACGGTGTTTTGGTTGAGGCTCTATGTCCACTCCGACAACATCAAAACCCGCCAACTCATACCCATAGCCTGCCCCGCCACCACAGCAATACAAATCTAAAACCTTTAGCTTGTCAGTCATTGGCGGGCCTCCTTTTGTGGACCCGCGAACCACTTAACCTTCCGCCCAAACTGCTTTCTGTGGACACGTCGAGACGCGGCAAGCGCAGCCAAATCCGTCTTGCAAAGGTGATACCTCCGCCCGACATGCTTGCCGATTTCGTTGGCGAACATCGGGCCTCGTTCTTTAAGCAGTTGAACCAGTTCGTCCCGCCGCTCACTAAAATCCAATTCCTTACTTATTGATGGCGGACGCCCTTTTCGATGACCTTCGTCCCAAGCCATTTTGCGCCAGTCGATGCCGTGTTTTTCTTCTTGCTCAGGTGTCATCGACGCGCCTCCGCAGCCTTGACGCCATGCAACACGCTTGTGTGGTCACGGCCCATAATGCGCCCGATAACTGGCAGGGAATGGCCTAGGTCGCGGTGCAAGATCCGGTAACATTCCTGACGGGCTTGGGATACATGACGCAATCCACGGCCTTGCGCCAAAAGGTCTTGCGGCAAAACACCAGTGCGCCGGGATACGTCCGCAATGACGTGCTTGGCTGTGAGTAAACCCAAGTCGCGGCGGATGTTGCGCCCGTTCTGCATTTCCATGACAACGAATTGGCTTGTCATTTGCTCAGATGTGATGGGGTCAATCATGCTGCACCCTCCGCAAAGGGTTCGCCCCAATAAGCCAGTGTGGTTTCGCCTTGACGCTTCAAGCCTGGAATGCGCAGCCATCTTCGGGCCGCTGGCAGAACCGTGTTCTCAAGCAATTCACGCTGCTCAAAAGACAATGCTTGGCGGTCACCCCCTTGGGGCTGGAATCCATCTAAGATCATTTGTCGTCACCTCCGAATTTACGCGGTGCATATCCAGCCGCCTCACATATTGCTTGCGCCACTTCCGGCGCACATCGCTCGCGTTGTTCCCGTTCCACCGTCACAGTTCGCCCTGAAACAATTGCTGGGCGCGGCATGAATGACCGCGCTAACTGGTAGATCGCGCCCGGCGTTGGCTTGCGGCGTGGTTCGTCGCGCTGATATTGGATGCAAGCCTTTTCAATCGCGGCCTGTGGCATACCCTCCAAAACGTCAGCCCAATCCTTGCCAAGCGCCGCAGTCATTGGTGCGGGATCATCGTCGCGCCAGTAATGGTTCAGAATGGTAACGGCACGGCCACCAATCCAGCGCCTGTGGTCCTCACGAGCCTGTCGCTCCTGCAATGAAGGCGTCCATTCGCTGTTGGGATTTGCTGGCAGGTTGTCCATTATGACCTCCGTTGATTGCTTTGAATTGGGGGGATGCGGGGGAGAAATACGGGCTGTCGAGCCAAGTCACGAAACCCCTGTCCCAATCGACAAAGGTCTTACCCTTCGAGATTGCGTGGTTTTTGAATTTGTCGAATTGCGCCTCAGCCTCCTGCATAGAATGCCCGCGTTTAATTGCAGCCTTGATCTGATTGTCGCTGATCCTTGCGTCTTCTGAAATTCGCGTGCTTTTGGGGCGTGGTTTTTTAGGGGCCGAAGGCATAGATACGTTAGTATCTTCTTCTTGGTTTATATGGTTAGTATGGTTCTTTACTGCGTCCGTGGTGCGTCCGTGGTGCGTCCGGTCCTGCGTCTTTGGTGCGTCTTTGGTGCGTCCGATAGTCTGATATTCGTCGTAATTACAGATAGTTACATGCGTCTTTGGTGCGTTCTTTGCTCCCAATGTCGTGCGTCCGATCATGCCCTCTTTTTCAAGAGTTTTTAGGAATGTCCGCACTCTTTTGTCTGATCCCCACATGAAAACGGACTGCATTTCGCGCAGTGTCGCCATGAAAGAACCGCGTGGAACCGTGACCAATTCCTTGCCGACCCGGTGCCGAGTTTCGGCCCATGCGGCTTGCGCAATCATCCACATCCACGCCTCGCGCTCGGTCATCGGCGCGGGTGTGAATAGCGGGTGATCCCAAAGCTTGCGCTCTATGGTGATGAAGCCGCTCATTCACCTGGGGCCTCAGACGCTACAACCCGCTTGAGTGCGGTGATGCGCTCGCCCTCCCTGTCCCAATGCTGTTCGCGCCGCACAAGCCGGATGCAAAAGCTATCCCAAGCCTCTTTTTTAGTTGGGTAAGCCCACTTCTTGTTCGTGCTGTCAATGACCAGCTTTTTACACGATTCCTCGTTCCACTTGTTTGAAAATGGGGGGACGATCCATGCACCCTTGGGCGTTCTTCGAAGTACGCGCCAAGGCTCAATATTGATGGATCCAATTGGATCAGCACACCAGAAGTCCACGAACCCGTGGAACCGCCAATACACGTCAGGCGACTCCGGTTGCTCCGGCCTCCAATAAACTTTTTCCTCTGCTTGGAACGATACCCCGTCAAAATCCATTGCGATGGGGTCAAGAATCCCTATATTGGCATCAACAGCCATGCGCGTCTCCTTTTCCAGATGCGTTTTGGTCAGACCCAGAATTGACGTTGGCGCGTCGTCTGGGTCGCTTCGTTTCTATAGCATTTTCAGGCGCTTGGGGCAAGGATTCCATCATGAAATCTGCCTTATAACTTCAGGCAAACCGCCTGACTTTCCAGCCGAACTGCGCACCATCTTCGCCCATTCTTCAGCAGCTTCGACACTGCGCAGAATGGTCTTGCTACCCCGCCAAGTTTCGAAAAATATCTCTTGCGGCCCCGTCAGGTCAGCATCGCCAACCTTCACTTCGACAAGGTAGTCGCGGCCCGCAAAGCCCACGGCAAGATCCACCGGCTTGTCCATGTGTTCAACCGACAAGCCATAGCTGCGAAGCGTTGCAACAATTGCCGCTTCATTCGCATCGCGCTTGTTTTTGTACTGCCCGCGGAACCCCATCACATGTCCAATTCTGCTGCCAGCAACGCCGTCCGTGCTGTTGTTAGACGTTCCAATAGGGCGAGATACCCCGGCTTGCCTTTGCGGGCATCAGCGCGGCGCTGTAGCGCATCCACGGCGTCACGTAGGCGGGTGTCTGCTGTGATAGGGGTGTGGATCATACGGCACCATCGTCTTGAAAATCAAAACGCCGACCACCAATTTCAAAGCCCGAAACCGTCCCTACTTTATCGTCGTCTTTCCAAGTGAACCTGTCATCTCGGATCGTCAGATCGGAATCATTTATCTCCTTATCTGCGTCGATCATTCGGCCCAATGTTAAGAGATCAATACAGCATCGCTCTCTCTGCTCTGCGGTAAGCGCAAAAATATCAGCTACAGTTTGAATGTTATACTCTTTGCTCATTTCTCAGCCTCCACACGCGCAATGAGGCGCTTTTGAATGTCCGCGCGGTCTGTGTCGCCATCAGCCTCGTATCGGGCCAGTGCAGCGCGATAGATGGCAAGGCGTGTTGCTTTGTTTGGCTTCACGCCCCTGCCCCCGAAAAAGCGCCTGACGCCACCACCGCTGGGCAGTGAACGTCAGGCGAGTTCATTGAGGTGGGCAACCGCAGGGAGTCACGGCCACCAGTGATGCACGTCATGACCCGGACGTGCGGCGGGGTTCTGTGAGGGGTCATTTGAAAGCCCCCTCCGGCAAAGGGCTGTACTTTGCAAAACGAGCGCTTACTCGGTCACTTTCAACAACCGTTAAATTCGCCCAAGCAGCCAAGGTGATATCTTCAAAGCACTTTGTTTCGCCCCGATAGATTGATACAATGCTGTCAGGGTTGAAAAAGTTATCGACCAACTTTCTGGCAAGCTTGCAAATCGGCGCATTCGCGGCCTTCACTGAATAAGCGCCACAAGATGCGGTATCGCATCCGCTCAATTCGAAGTGCAGTTTCATCCCGCCGCCTCCAGTGCTGCAAGCCCGTCAGGGGTGATGGTCCAGTTGATGGCGTAAAGAGGTACCCCCCGTAAGCCATCGAAATCGCCACGGATCATCCCGTCATGGGCAAGCACACCGAGAACGATAGATGCACCAAGGTCTGCCCCCAGATACCATTCACCGTCGCTCATTCGGGCTAGGATCGTGTGCTGTTTGGGGGTCATGCGATCAACCCCTGTTTTTTCAATTCAACAACAGCTTCGCGCACCCAATATTTCGCGTGACGACCTTGTGGTGCGTCATCTGTGCTTTGCATATCCAAGTCGTATGGGTGCAAAATCCACTCCATCGATACATCCAGATATGCCGTCAGCTTTATCAGCTTGCTGCTAGAGGGCAGACAGTCACCATCGCGATACTTCTTCACGGCCTGAGGGCTAACGCCGATCTCTGCGGCGAGGTCGCGCAGTGTTACGTTGCGCACGCCCATTGCCGAACGCAGCCTTTGTGAAAATGGGGTCATACCGTGGCCCCTTGTGCTGCGTCACCAGAGGTCAGGTTTTCCGTACCCCTGCCTTGCAATTTCGCAGCGCTATCCACATTTGGTGTATTATGAAGACCTTTTTGACCAAACAGCTCAGGCGGACACTCTTGACCGCTTTCAGATGCCAAGATCGTACAGGCGCTAAGCCACGAAGCGGGGAAAACACCACGCACCACCGCGTTACTAACGGCAGTGGCCCCGACCCCGAGAACCTGTGCCATTTTCATGCGACCTATTGCGTCGGCAAAATTTGAAGCTGTAATCATGAATGCAATTATTCCACATCAGGTGGATTATCACAAGTCCACAATTGGTGGTTTGCAAAGTTTTTCAGGTTTTGGGATTAATCCCGCCATGGCAAACGACGCTCCCCAGTACATCGAAATTGGTCAAAGGTTGACCTCTGTCCGGTCCAACCTAACCGACCTAGGGCAGAAGGAGTTCGCGCTTAAGCATGGCTTTTCCACAACCCAATACAATAATTGGGAAAAGGGAACGCGCCGGATAAGTGTAGATTGCGCCCTCACCCTATGCGATGCTTATGGCTTGACGCTTGACGCCATATACCGGGGCAGAACTGACGGTGTTTCACAGACTGCATCAAAGGCTTTCTGATCCAGTAATCCCACCCAATGCACTAAATCATCAAGCGTGTGGCCTGTTTTGTCCGCTAGGACTATCAAGGCATCTAGTCTTTTATCTAATGTTTTGCGCATAACCCACCTATTACATTTATTGAAATACAGAATTAACCAAATCGTAAGACTGTTAACAAAATAATAACGACTACCTACCCAAGATAGAATCGAAATAAATTCACTTTTTGTGGATTTTCGCTTGCATTATCCACATCAGGTGGATATTCTACTCCCAAGCAACACGCTCAGGAGATACGCAATGAACGCCCTGCTTACCAAAAACCACGCTATCCTTGTTGAAGAGGTTGCGGCACATATTGAAGCCGACGCAGTTGTCGCGGGCCACTACTGGTCTGAGACTGATAACGCAGTCGGCGGCACTGGTTGCTTTATTGGCTGCTTGTCGCACGGCGAAAACGCGTCTGATGTTGTGGACCGCTTCGGTCTGCCCCTCCCCCTCGTCAAGATTGCGGAGAACATTTTTGAGGCGCTATCCCCCGAAGATGGCCGCGCATTCTTTGCTGCAATTCCTAATGCGATTGGCCGTGACGGGAAAGACTTGAGTCTAGTTCACTGGAAGTTTTTGGCCGCTGAACTTCGAGCGCTTCCAGTAGCGCCATCACACATTCAAGATGTAATTGATCCTGTAATCAAGGGGATGGACTTGCTGTCGTTGGGCGAAAAGTGGGATGCCGCCCACGCCGCCGCCTATGCCGCCGCCCGTGCCGCCGCCGATGCCGATGCCG